CATATCTGATACAGTGTTGCTTTAAAGTCATCATGCCATACGTGAGGCATCTCATCTAGTACACAGTGTAATAGCTTAATCATATTCTCTACGTGGTGTGACTCATCACGAATAGACCATGCGACAATTTGTCCCATGCCTTTCATCTTACCAAAGCGCTGGAAGTTTAACAGCATAACAAAGCTGGCAAACAATTGCAAGCCTTCACCGAATGCTGAGAATACTGCCATGTCTCTGACAATCTTCTCTTCTTCTGTGCCCCCTTTATTTTTCCACAAGTACTCATGCTTGTCATTCATTGCAGCTATTTCCTGGAAAGCTTTATAATCCCCGTCGTCCATGCCTACTGTATCATTAAGTAATGAATAAGCATGGGCGTGGTTAGCCTCACTTGTAGCTATAGCTGATAACATCATACGTATCTCTGGTTGTTTAAACATAGGCATGTATACATCCATGTAAGCTTGCGCTATGTCTACGTCTCCTTGTGTAAAGAATGTTAGTATCTGTTTAACTAAGTTCTTTTCACCATCATTCATACGGTGGTTCCAATCATTTACATCTTCATGTAATGGTACTTCACTTGGTAGCCAATGCATCTTCTGTTGCATATCATAAGCTTCAAATGCCCACTCATATTTAAATGGTTGGTAATAGTCTCGCGAATTAAATACACTCATGCTGCCCCCTTTGCTTGTAGTATTAGTCCACCTGTTATCGATATAACATATGACCATACTATTATTTCTACTATCATAATTCCTCCTCTAAAATTGAATGCCCTATTGCGTAAGGTATAGCGGGCACTAAACTATTACCTAGTCCTTTAAGTCTGTCCACCCTTTTGGGTACCCCATTAGCCACTCGACCCACGTCGGGTTCAAACTCCCACCAGCGCTCCCAGCTAGACGTCCTTTTTGTCTTGCCTTCTCGTAGTTCACGTTCGGTCCCGAGTCCTTGTAGTCTCTGGCTGTCGGTGTCGGTAGCTTCTCCCATAAGCGAGGCTCCCTCACCTGATCCATTAATCTGATTTGAATTGGTTGTCCACTGGGTCTCTTCAGATGCCCCTGATCCAATGCTCTCTGTATCCCAGGTAGATTCGATCCGCCTGCCATATTGTCTGGGGTCCTCCATAGCATGACTGTGTTCGGATCTACTTGCTCTCGCAGATTCCCTGGCTTTGTTCTCCCTTTGCGTGTAGTTGTAGCCTGTCTCATCAATGACTCTTGACTCCGCTGTGGAAGATGATCCATTGTGTTCGGAGTAGCCCACAGTCCAGACTCTTTCTCTTTGGTGGTTGGCGCCGACGCTCGAAGCTGAAATACTAAACGCCCTAACGGTGTAACCTTCACTCTCCAAGTCCTGGAGTACGGTGTCGAGACCGAGTTTAATGTGTCCACCAACGTTTTCTCCAATGACCCAAGTCGGTTTACATTCTTTGATAATCCTAAACATGTCTGGCCAGAGGTGTCTCTTATCCTTTTCACCAAGTTGGCTACCTGCGACGGAGAATGGTTGGCAAGGATATCCTCCCGTGACAATGTCAATGGGGGCAAGCGTGTCTTCTTTGATTTGCTCATACGTTAACTCCTTTATATCTTTATATTGTTTTACATTAGGCCAGTGTTGTTTTAAAACTTTACGTGAGAATTTTTCTATATCACAGAACGCTACTGTTTCAAATCCTCCCGTTGCCTCAAGTCCTAAACTAAATCCACCGAGCCCACTAAATAAATCTAAGTGCCTAAGCATTATGCTTGACACATTGCACATGACTCTTCATCTATGCTGTCCTCTCTGACTTTACGCTCTACTTTAACAGAGATATTTTCTGCCCTCTTAATCGCCTCACTGCGACAGTAGTATAGAGTCTTTAGTCCTTTCTCCCACGCACGTTTATGTATGTTATTTAATCTTCTAACATTTACATCTGGTGGGAAGAATAAGTTTAACGATTGCGCTTGACAAATATATTTTTGACGTTCGCCAGCCAAGTCCACAATCCACGATTGGTCAATTTCGATGGCGGTTTTAAATAAATTTTTCTCTTGCGCCGTGAGGAAGTCGAGCGAAACGACAGATCCTCTATCAGAAATAATAGTTTTCCAAACATCTTTAGTATTCTTTCCTTTTGATTCAAGTAATTCTTCTAAGTATTTATTCTTAACTAAGAAAGAACCACTCATAGTTTTTTGTGTAAAGGCGTTGGCTCTCAAAGGTTCTATGCTAGGAGATACACCACCACATATAATAGAACTACTTGCATTTGGTGCAATAGCTAACATGTGTGCGAATCTCTTACCACTTCCTTTCATGTCACTTGGCTCGCCTCTTGTCTTACCTAATGATAGATTAGATTCTAATGCTTTATCATGTAGGTGTTTAAATATATTTTTATTAATACCGAAAGACATAGGGCTATTGAAAGCTATACCTTTTCTTTGTAGGTATGAATGAAAACCCATAGCACCTAGACCAACAGATCGTTCTGCTTTAGCTGAGGCTACTGCTCTCCATAAATGAGAGGGGGCATTCCTAATAAAATATGTAAGTATATTATCTAACATACGCATGATGTCATCAATAAAATGCGGGTCATCTTTCCATTCATCATAGTATTCCAGGTTAACAGATGACAAACAACATACTGCAGTACGTTCATCGTTGGTTGGCAGGGTAATCTCACTACATAAGTTGGAGTGATGTACCTTTAAACCTTTATCTTTTAATTCTTTTGGTAATCCTTTATTAACTGTATCACTAAACATAATGTATGGTTCACCTGTTGAAACTCTTGTCTCTAATATTTTAATCCATAGTTGTCTAGCTTTAATTTCTCTTATAACTTTTTTATTATGTGGATCAATTAGTTTCCACATCTCATCTTTCTCTAATGCTTTCATGAATTTATCTGGTACATTTATCCCATGATGTAGATTAAGATTCTTTCTATTCACATCACCACCACTAGGCTTACGCATTTCAATGAACTCAATAATTTCTGGATGCGATATGTCCATGTAGCTGGCATAGCTCCCGCGCCTTGTTGCCCCCTGGTTAAATGCAACCATCTGACTATCAACTACATGCATGAAAGGTATAACTCCTGTCGTCTTATTACCTTTACTTGTTGATTGATCTTGTGATCTTATGTTACCCCAGTAACCACCGATACCTCCGCCTGAACTTGACAACCAAATGTTTTCTGCATAGTGTTCGGACAAACCTTCACGAGAATCTGGTACATAATTTAAGAAGCATGAGATAGGTAAACCCCTATCGGTTCCACCATTTGATAGCACGGGTGTAGCAAACATGAACCATAACTTAGATGAATAATCATACAATCTTTTTGCATGAGCATCTGAATCCGCGAAAGCTGCTGCTGTTCTAGCTAGTGCTTCCTGGGGAGATTTTTCTTTGGGTAACATGTATCTATCTTTTAAAACTTCTTTACCGAATACAGTAAGAAGGTCGTCTCGTGCGAGATCAATCGTTGGTTTGTCAGTCATCTGGTCTTCCTTGTTTGTGTTGTGTGAAAGCTTCTAGTATACCACACTACAAAGCTGTTGTCTATATTAATCATGTTAAGTTCCTTAAAAATAATGTCGAGTATTCAAATTTTTTCTCTTGACAAAAGACATCATCTAGTGTCTCAACTAAATCTAACTTTAAATTCTTATCCAGGTTCTTTACTACCTGCACCATTCTGATTTCTACCTGTGGATAAATCCTTTCAAGTATAGGACGATACAAATAATTAAGTTGAACCCATGCTTTCCTAGTTGCTTTAAGCTTACACTCTAGAACCAGGAGAAATTTGCGGCTGCTATTGGGCAGTATTATAATGTCAGGTTGACACCAACCTAGCCCACGTTTATCTTCATACTCATACCACTGTCCATGTAGTACTTCCTCCCCGTATAAAGCTTTGATGTAGTTAGCTATTCTATTTTCATAGATGAGCCCAGCTCTCTGGATACCCTTGATTCTTGGAGAGGAGATGAATCTAGGTTTGTCCTCGAGAGCCTTAGCCCAACGTAGACCTCGGATTATATTGCGTCTTTTCTGCATAGGAATACCAATTCAGATTCGACACGGATATAACCAGAGTCTTCCATAGCTTGGATGTACTGTGTTATCTCCCCGGGCGCCATAGTCTTGTTCAAAAGTTGCCGTTTAAACAGCTTCAGACGCACGTGAGAGCGGTTATTGTTAAACACAGTAGTCTCCAACCAACCTTTCATATCTTGAGCAATTTTACCTGTCTTGCTCATGCCAAAACTTTCTAATGCCTTAGGCATATTCTTCTCTACATCAAACATAATCTCTTTAGTACATTCCCAATCATTCCCTGTAATGATTCGAGTTCCTCTACGTGAGGCACTAATAGACATAGCTACCTTAATAAAATGAGATACCCTACGTTGGGTATACTCAATCATATTAGGATCAGTAGGTTCTGGCTTTATATATTCTTGAAAATCTTTCTCGACTTGTTCATATGCTTCTGGGTCAAATACAAATTGACCATGCATTTTAGCTATCATACTGAGATCATATGTTAAGTCTTCTATAACATCATCACTAATTCTTTTTTGATATAAACTCTGGGCTATCTTATCTCCTTCATGCCATACAGGTAACAACCTAGAAAGTAATCCTTGTGAAGCCGCGTCCTCTGGTAAGTTATCCACAAACTGTTGAGGTGTAGCACATGCTACCCAGTTAAGGCAAGGACCTTTAATAAATTGTGATGAGCCTGTTTTAATTTGGTGACTGTAAAAATCTTTACTATCCCACATGTCAGTCATAAACATCTGTAAGTAGTTATGGTTTCTGTTCATGAACGTACCAAACTCTGAGGTTACCAGAGTCAAAGAAGAATCATAGAACATATCTTCTTTAGGTGTAGCACAACGTAAGTCTAGTCGTGTAACCTTAGACATTTCTACTGCTAATTTTTCTGGTGTAATTTTATCTTGTATAATATGTAATGGGTAATTCTTTAAACCATATCTAGTTAACCCACTATTAAATTCATCATGGTCTTCCTCTGTACCTACAGGCGTAGTTAATTTAGAAAACACTTTAGAAAATGGTAAAATTAAGGACACAGATTTATTTCTTCCTGGTGGTGCCACTAATATAATAAACATGTTAGGTCTTATATCATAGTTAGTCATAGATAACCAACACTTACGACCTAGTGCTCCAGCTACAGCAGAGATTGCAGTCCATTGAGAAAATCTATCTGGTATTGGAGTACCTGTTGTAGCCTTAACACATGCTTTAATAAAATCTGTATTCTTACGCATTAGAACTCCACTTCTTTAAATTTTTCCAAGAATCTCCTACCTCTGCATCAGAAGGTATCACCATCTGTTTACCTTTAACTTCAATAGGATTTTCCAAACAACTAATTACCTTAGGTATTAAATAATCTATCTTATCAGTAGGACATTGACCTAAGACTGCATCATGCACCTGTCCTAATATTTCTACACCCTCTTCAAATAACTCAGACCATACTCTATATAATCCTTTGTTAAGTAGGTCACCAATAGTAGATTGCGGAAGATAGGCTATGGCTTTTCTTGCATAGTGTTCATCATCTAACCTACCCCAGAATTGTCTACGTCTACCGAATGGTGTAACTAAATTACCTGTTGATTGTAGTTCTTTAATAACTTCTGTGTGCCATGTTCTTATACCAGGAAATGCCCCAGCTACACGCACGAGTACTTGCGTTCCCGATCCAATCTTTTCTCCTAGTTCCATGAGTTCGTCGAAGCCCCCTTTCTTATCCTGTTTATGCCAACGTTCTAACGAGGATAGTGGTACGATACCACCAAAGTATAAGAGTTGAAATCTTGTAGCATGTGCTACCTTAATCTTTGTATGTCTTGCTACTGTATTAGCTGACGCACCATAGTTAGTACCATGACCAGCCCTCTTACATACATCACGATAAGAAAAGTTTCCGTAGTAAGGACGCTCTGCTAGTGTTCTGTTCTGTGCATTATCTTCTGTCCAACCCATGTTAGGCCAAACCATTTTAGCTACCTCAGTATGTAGGTCAGATGATTCAACGGCGTTGATATATCCTGCGTCACCTGAGAGGTATGCGGTTGCCCTGGATTCAGCTGCTTGTAAGTCGGCATAGAACATGGTACGTCCTCTGTCTGGTATGAACATAGCCCGCAAGTCCTTTGTAATATTCTGTAAGTTTGTGCCTGTTCTCCAGGGACTCTCTGATGATGACCACCTGCCAGTTTCTGTACCCGCTACATTATATGAGCAACGTATACGTCCGTCTTCATCACGTTTAGAAGCCAAGACTGATAGCTGTTTATCTATATCACGTAATGCAATAATAGTTTTACAGAAAGGACGAGCACGAGGATACTCTTCTATCATATGTTCTAAAGCTTCACGATCAGTAGAAACTTTTTGTTTCCCTTTATCATATTTAATTTGTACTGGAAGATTCAAGTACTCATAAAGCATGGACTTGAGTTGTATTGGACTGTTATGGTTAAGGTCTTTATCCCATACAGCATTAGCAAATAGACTTAACATCCTAGCTAATTGTAATCTTTTCTTTTGTAAGGGGGCACGAATAATTGTGACTGCCCTTTCATCTACGCGTAAGCCACGTAGTACCATAGAGATAGCAGGACCTAAGCTTGCTCTCTCAAATTCGTATGTCGATTTAGTATAGTTGTCTAGTTGTGGTGAAAGTTTATTCCAAATTTCTGTAGTAAGTGTACAATCTAATCCACAATAAACCCATAGAGTTTGTTCATCATTAAGTTTTAAATTCTTAATCTCTGTGTTCTTTATTATCCTCGCCATTTTCTCTCTCCAAATTTTTCTTATGTATTTCTTCCACTCGTTCTCCTATTTCACGAGCGATTGCCATATAAGCTGAGGCATCCAGGTAAGTATCTTCTGTACGCGACCCTTGCTTCAGTCTTGCTATCTTTAATAGACACATCATAACTGCTACGTCATGTGGGTTTATCTTAAAGTTAGTGTATGCTGACCATAGATTTGCTATGTTAACATGGTTAATTAATTTATCTCCGTAGTCTACTTGTCTGTCTCCGTTGACAAGTTCACTTGCTTTTTTTAGTAACTCGGAACTTCTCCCTGTTGTTGTCATATTCTCCCTCCTTATATTTATCAAACTCTTTTCTTGCTCGTTGGTGATCGACTGCCGCTAAGTCACATACGAATTTAAATTCGTCGTACTTATATCTCAACCACTTCTCGACTTCTTCTTTGTATTTCAAACCATCTTTGGACTTGCCCTTGTATGCATAGTCTTGAACAGCTTGATCTAATACGGCTCGCCATAAGTTGTAATGGTTTGCTATATCTACTGAATCCTCTGGCATTGGCTTTACCGAGAATAACTCTGATCGTTTCATGTTTACTCATCTGCTTTGGTACTCTTTGAAAACTTGGCTAGGGTTTTCCAAGCACTCTCGTTGGTGTATATAGAGCCTAAGAAACCTAAACCTTTTTCTTGTTCTGGTTGCAGTGAATGTTGTGCGTGCATGGTATCATGTATGATACCTTTAACATATATCTTTTGTTTGTGTGCTAACCATGACACATCATATAATTGATTCTGTGCAACCTTAACTATCTTATCGTTCTCAAGAATATCTTTCACCCATTTCCAGGCAGTGATCTCATCAGCTGCGTTCCAATAGTTTTGAGTGTCGGTAGTCTTGTCACGAAAAGGTACTACGATTGTAGTGTTAGGTGTAGGTGCAAAGCCTATGCATACGATAGAGCCTTCTGCTGTTTCAATATCAAATGCGAGAGGGTTGTTATGATTTGCTTCACTAATATATTTATTATAGAATACATCTAAGTCTTCGATAGTAGGTTCAATCCATATCTCTCTGACTGTGTGTTCTAGTTTTTTAGTTAGAGATTCTTGCTTAGCTTTCTGTAAGTCTGCTACTACATGAGGTCTCCACTTGAAATTTTTAACGACAGAAACAGGACTATATGTTGGTAGTATTTTAAATTGTGAAGATAACAAAGAAGACACTAGGGTAGCCCCTCTGTTCTTACCAATCTTAGCTAGTCCTGTAACTGCCCACAAAGATACTGAACCCATTGCGATAATGATATTTGGATTGGCTTCTTCTATTTCTTTGTGTAACCTTTGAATGTCTTGCTCATATTCTTGCTTAAGATATCCTTCACTTGTTGGGGCGTAAGGTGAACGCCACTCTGTTGTCTTGCATAATCTTTTGTATTCATTTCTTTTATGAAAGAAATATTGTGCTGTATTCTGGTGGGGTTTTAATTGTATAGTGTGGGTGAGTAAACAGTTGTCGAGGTTGATACCTGCAATGTCACAGAGTTCGGCAAATACTTTTCCCGTGCCCCCACGCAGGATTGTATTAGCGATTGTTTCACTGTTGGTAGGGTACTCGAATACGAACGCAATCTTACAAGCCTCGGCTGATTGAGGCTTGCGTGATGATACTCGTTTATATACTGCATACTCACCCATAGGACTACTTCTTAATGATCCTCTTGATAGAAGCTTGAAGTATATCCTT